GGTCCGAATGCGGCGATGAGCGGCACCGATCCGCGCGAGCTATCCGGCCGGGCGATCCTCGCACAGCAGGCCGGCGGCGCGGTGCAGAACGAGCCGCTGGCCGACGCCCTGCGGATGTGGGCGCGCAGGGTCTACGAGATGTGCTGGATGGCGGCGCGCGAGTTCTGGACCGCCGGCAAGTGGGTGCGGGTGACCGACGATTTGCAAGATACCCGCTGGGTCGGGATCAACCGGCCGGTGACGTTGCAGGACGAACTCGCGCAGATGCCGCAGCAGCAGCGCGCGATGGCGATGCAGCAGCTGCAGCTCGTGCCAGGCGATCCGCGCTTGCAGCAGGTGATCCGGGTAGAGAACGACATCACCGACCTCGATGTGGATATAACCATACAAGAGGGCCAGGACATCCCGGCGATGCAGGCGGAGACGTTCCAGACTCTGGTGCAGCTGGCCGGCATGCAGCCGGGGCTGATACCGGGCGATGTGCTGATTGCCGCGTCGAGCCTCCGCGACAAGGACGACATCTTGCGTCGCATGAAGGAGCACCAGCAGCAGCAGCAGCAGATGGGCCAGGCGGCGGCGCAGATCAAAACGCAGCAGGTGCAGGCGGGCATCGCCAAGGACCAGGGGCAGGCGGCGGCCAACATGGCGCTGGCCAAAGAGCGGAACGTCAACGCCGCGCGCGGGGTTCACGACATCCATGCCGACTTCAGTGCCGATCCCTACGGGCAGCCGAACGTGGCACCGGATAATCCGCCCGGTGCGCAACAGCCGACACAGCAGCAGATGACGCCGGACATGGCATTGGCTCATCAGATGGCGGACCTCGCCACCAAGCACGCCAACATCCGTAACACCCAGGCCAAGACCGCGCAGGCACTCGGTGGCGCTCCGGGGCCGGAGATGATGGGCGCGCACGCCAGCGGTGGTCTGGTCACGCGCACCATCCAGCCGGATACGTGGATGGGCAATCTGCCGAGCATGTCGCCGCAGGCGCTGATGCCGGACACGCAGTTCCGGGCGATCGATCCCGGCGCCTACACGACGGACCAGATGGCGATGCAATACAGCTATCCGGGCCACACGCCGGGGCAGATGCCGCCGCAGTGGTGGGGAGGGCCGAACCGTGATGCGGCGTATGTGATGCCGTCGCATGCAACCGGCGGCCCGATCAGCCAGATGACGGGGCCAGATCCGCCGGGGCCGGACACCGGGTTCATCACCGCCAAGCCGGGCGAGTTCGTGCTGCAGCAGTCGGCGGTGGCACGCTACGGGCCGGAGTTGCTCAACGCCATCAATGCCGGCGCGATCGATCCGAAGGTGCTGCAGATGGCCGGCGCACACGCCGCGGCTGACCTGGCGAAGAAGCGCGCGGACCTCGCGGCAACGCATGCCGGCACGATCAACACGATGGTCACGACGAACCGGTTGGCGCGCACGCCGATCCCGCAGCCTGCGCCACCGTCGGCGCCGTGAGATGCCGGGCTACGTCCCGCGCCCGAACCCGCTGGCGTTCCTGAACCTGGCGCCGCCGGACGACCAGCCGCCGCAGGGGCGGCAGAACCCGCTGACGCCGCCGTGGGCGTATGCCGGCAACCCGGTGGGGACGGAGACGACGCAGGGCATGGGCATGCCGCAGGGGCCGTTCAATCAGGTGCAGTGGATGCGGCCGGACGGCACGCCGGTGACGGCGGCCGATATGGCGCAGGCGCACGGGCAGGTGCAGCAGGCGATGGATCTGGCGCCGACGATCGCGCTGGGCATGCTGGGCGATGCGCCGGGCATCAAGGCGTTTCATGGCTCGCCGTACAGCTTCGATGCGTTCGACGCCTCCAAAATCGGCAGCGGCGAGGGCGCGCAGGCGTATGGCCACGGGCTGTATTTCGCCGGCAACGAAGGCGTGGCGCGGGGGTATCGGGACAAGCTAACCGGCACTCCCCAACTCGCCGTGCAGGACGCCCAATCGTTGCTGAGAGACAGTGGTGGCGATTTCGACAAAGCCAGCAGCATGAACGCGGACATGTGGAAAGACCCGAACGGCCAGCCAGCGAAGCAGGTTGAGGCCATACTCAAGCACTGGCAGGCCAACGGCACTGATTCGCTGCCGCCGATGACCGGCCACATGTATGAGGTGAACATCGCGGCCAATCCCGAGCACTTCCTCGACTGGGACAAGCCGCTCTCCGAACAGTCCCAGCATGTGCAGGATGCGCTGAAGCAACTCGGCACCCCGGTTCCTTCGACGCTTGGCCCGGTCCCCGACTGGCTGCAGGAAGCGACCGGCAGGAAGGATTATGTGCCAACCGGGGCGTGGCTTTACGGGCGGCTTGCCGAGCACCTGGCGGCACCACCGCCGCCGCCGCCGCCAGACCCAGGCGGATGGGGCTCTGTCCCTGGCGGTACTGTGGACATGCGGGGCAGTGACCCGGTTGCTGCTGCCGCCGCCCTCCGCGACGCCGGCATTCCCGGAATTAAATACTTGGATGCGGGTTCCAGGGCAGCCGGCGAAGGCAGCCATAACCACGTCGTGTTCGACCCGGCGACGATCGAAATACTGCGCAAGTATGGCATCGCCGGGCTTGGCCTTGGTCTGGGCGCGGCGGCAACCCAACAGGGGAACGGGCAATGATGAAGCGTCTGTTGCTGGCGGCACTGGTGTTCGTGCCGGGCGTGCTGGCCGCAGCCCCGGCGGTGCTCAACTTCACCAGCGTATCCGGCGGCGTCGCGGTCAAAGCCGTGGTCGGCCCGGTCAAGGGCTGCTCTATCATCCCGGGCGCGACGTCGCTGATCATCGACCTGGTGGGCACCGCCGGCACTGCGGCCGCAGGCACCTCGATCCTGCAGCCAACCGCCGGTCCGGCGACCGGCTTTCAATGCGGCCCGCTCGACGCTGGCGTCACGGTGTCGGTGAACTGTCTTGCCGGCGGCGCCTGCACCTGGACCGGCTACCAGTACTGAACCGATCGGCCGTCCAGACCGGCCGGTAGGCGTCCCGCGCAGCACGGTGACCGCTGGGGATGGCGGCGCATCTGCGCGGGGCACTCCCTCTCCCGAGGACAACATGGCAGACAACACGCAACTGGATTCGTTCCTGGCCACAGGGACGCCCCCGGACGGCGCCCAGGCGCCGCCGCAGGAACCCGCACCCGAACCACCCCCGAAGCCCGATACGCCGCCCAGCACGCCGGAAAAGCCCGCGCGTGAGGCCGCATCGAAGCCGCCCGAGCCCGAGCCGGAGGAGGACGAGGCGCTCGCCCACGTCCAGGGCGGCGATAACCGCACCGTGCCGTTCAGCGCGCTCGAAAAGGTGCGCAACGACTGGAAATCCAAAGCCGCCGCCGAGAAGGCCCGCGCCGATGAGGTCAGCCGGCAATTCGAGGACTGGAAGCGCCAGCAGGCCGCGCCAGCACAGCCGCAGCCGCAGTATCAGCCGGTCCCGCTGGACCCGGTCAACAACCCGCAGGGCTTCATCGCCCAGGTGCAGCGCGAGATGTTCAACGACCGGCTGAACACCTCCGAGTTGATGCTGCGCAAGGAGATCGGCGCCGAGGCGGTGTCGCAGATCGTCGCCGACTTCAAGGCCGCCGCGGCGCAGAACCCGATGCTGGAGCGGCAGCTTCAGCAGCAGGTGCACCCCTACGAGTGGGTCCGCCAGCAGGTCGAGATGATCCGGCTGCACCGCGACGTCGGCGACGATCCCGCCGCCTATCGCGCCCGCGTCATCGCTGAAGAACGCGCGAAGTGGGAGTCGGAGCAGCAAGGCCCGCGCGTCTCGCCCGCCGCCGGGCTGCCGCCGAGCCTTGCCAACGCGCGCAGCGTCGCGGGACGGGCCACGTCGACGTTCACCGGGCCTCCCACCATGGACGCGATCCTGGCGGGGGCGGCGGGGCGGCGCAGGAACTAGTCCTTGCGAGGCCGGCGCACTTCCTCCTCGAGCCGCGTCACCCGGCGGGAAAGTGTCTGCCAATCCTCCGTGGCGTGGATCAGGTGTCCGCTCATGGAATGAATGTCGGATCGCACTGCTGCCAGCAGGCCGACCACGCGCTCGAATTGATCGTAAATCTGCGCCATCATCGCGTCGAGGTAGGCTTTCGTTTCTTCGTCCATGATCTGCTCCTATTCGATGCGGGCGAATGTGCCGTGCAGGCGGCGGGCGGCTTCGTCTCTGACGGTCTTGGCTTCCTCAATCGTGTTGAACAGCCCGAGATGCATGATTTTGCCGCGATAGCCGATGTGGGCGAGCCACTGGCTACTCTTCTTGTTCCACGAGATGCCTTTGTGCCCGGACGTGTTATCGACGCGCAAGCCACGGTTCATGGAGTTGCCGGATGGCGTCGCGATACGGAGATTGACGATCCGGTTGTCCGAGCCGTCGCCGTTGATGTGGTCGATTTCGTCAGAGGGCCATTCACCGTAGACGTAGAGCCACGCAAGACGATGCGCTCTGTAAACCTTCTTGCGGATACCGATTTCCGCATAGCGTCTTTTGGATGTTGTGCCGATGCCGATCACGACGTGGCGGGTGCTCCATGGCGTGCTTCTGGCGGTGAACGTTCCAGCTGGCAGACCAGCCCGCCAATGGCGGATGCCTTCTCGCCACGTGAAGGCGCCGGTATCGGGGTCATAGTGGAGCAGGGCGCGTAGCTGTTCCGCAGTCAGTCCTGCTAGTTTCTTCGGAGCCATATCGGGTGCTTCCTTCACTCGTGTTGGTCAGAGGCTCGGCCGCTGTCTCAGCAGCGCCGGGCCTCGCTAACCTACCCACATTCCGAACGAACTGAAAGCGTAATCGCGCCAACATTCATAGGAATGTGGTCCCAGCCGCCGTGGGCACAATCGGGCGTTCCGCCAGCATCGGGCGTTATCGGTGCCGCTGCCGCCGGGTAAGTAATCGGGCGTCAAGCTGCCGCCGGGCGATCCATCGGGCGTTGTTGAACAAGTAATTCCCAACAACTCCGATGGAGAACCCAAATGGCTGACATGAACATCACTAGTGCAAGGGCTGGCTTAACTCCGCTTCAATGGGACAGCGACTTCTTTATGGAGTACGTGAGAAAAAATCAGTTTGCGCGTTACATGGGAACTCAGATGAGTTCCATGATACAGGTCCGCGAGGACTTGACCAGGAAGGCCGGCGATACTGTGGTGTTCCCTGCCGTCCGCAGGCTGGTGGGATCGGGCGTCACTGGGAATACGATCCTAGAGGGCAATGAGGAAATCCTCAACGCCCGGTCTTTGAACCTGACCGTCGGCGTGATCAGACATGCCGTCGCCGTGTCAGACTGGGACGAACAGAAGAGCATCGTGGACCTGCGTGACGCGGCGCGCGAGGCGCTGCTGACGTGGGAACTCGAGAAGATGCGGAACGACATCATCACGTCGTTCGGCGCGATGACCGCGGACGGTTCCGTGCAGGTCAGCTACGGCGCGGCGACCGCCGGCCAGCGCAACACCTGGATGGTCAACAACGCCGATCGCGTGCTGTTCGGCAACACCAAGGGCAATGCGTCGAGCGGCATCATGTCGACCGCGCTCGCCACCATCACCGTCGCCACCGGCTCATTGACCGCCGCCACCATCACGCTGGCCAAGCGCATCGCACGCACCGCGAACCCCAGGATCAGGCCCATCACCGTCAACAATGACGAGGAATGGTTCACCATGTTCGTGCCGTCGTATGCGTTCCGCGACCTGATGAAGGACCCGACCATCGTCAACGCGCTGCAATATGCCTGGAACCGCGGCTCCGACAATCCGCTGTTCACCGCCGGCGACATCCTGTTCGACGGCGTGATCATCAAGGAAATCCCGGAACTCAGCACCATCACCGGCTCAGGCGGTGGCGGTATCGACGTCGCCGCGTCGTTCCTGTGCGGCGCGCAGGCGCTCGGTGTGGCGTGGGCGCAGCGGATGAAGAGCACCACCAACACCCGCGACTATGGCTTCATGCATGGCGTTGGCGTGCAGGAAATCAGGGGCATCGGCAAGCTGCGGTTCGGCACCGATCCCACGGTCGATACGACGAAGCCGGTGGATAATGGAATCGTCACCGTCTACACCGCCAACACCGCCGACGCGTAAGCAATGCCGGCTGATCCCGATTACCGCGAGGCATGCCGCAGTAAGCTGTGGCGCAGTTTCGTCACGCTGGGCAACACGACGATCGTGTTCGACCCGCCGCGTGATGACTACCCGCCAGACCCTGCTGAGCGTCTGGAACCCGGCATGCTTCGCGGCATCGGTAAGCTGCGCTTCAGCACCGCTCCCAAAGGAGACTAATCATGGCCAACAAGAACGAGCAGCACGACGCCGAGCATCCGGCGGACACCAGCCACCAGGACACCAGGGGCCAGTCCGCAGCGGCGTCACAGCAAGCCGCGCCGCAGCCGGACCCGAAGGCCGCCGCCGCTGCCAAAGAGGCGCAGGCCGCCGGCAGCATCGGCGCGCAGGTGATCCTCGACTTCAACGGCGACGGCTCGCTCGGCGCGCGTGGCGGGTTCTCGAACATCATGAACGAGAACGTCGCCGCCCGTGACGCGCACCTGGTGGCGCTCGGGCTCGACCCGGTGGCGCCGTCCGGGCCGCCGCCATCACTGGAGCAGCGCAAGGCGCAGGCCGCGGCAGCCGAGGCCTACGCCAAGTCGGTAGAGTCCATGCACGCAACGCCTGGCTCCGGTGCCGCCTCGCGCGTGTCGTCTCTCGCCGCCGGCCTCATCACCGAGCCGGCCGACGTGCCGATCGCACCGCCGCCGACCGCACAGGCTGCGCATAAGTGAGCGGGACCACGGTATCAGAGTTGGGTGAGCGGGCGTTACGGCGCATCGGCGTCGCCATCGTCCCGTTCGCCGACCGCCCGCCGCTCAACGCCATGGTAACCCCGGCCAGTGTCGCCACCGCGGCGCTGGTCGAGTTGGGCGTGATCGCCGCCGACGAAACGCCCACCGCGTCGGATCAGGCGCTGGCACTGGCCAAGGTGGCAGCGGTGCAGGACAGCCTCACCGCGCGGGCGCTGACGTGGTGGGACAACACCGGCATCCCGTCCGCGGTCGCCGAGGAATACACCAAGATGGCGGCAACCCTGGCGGCGACGTCGTTCGGCAAGGCCGGCGACATCCAGATCTACACCGCACTCGAGGCGCGGGTGCGGCATGTGGCGCTGGTGCTGTCGGCGCCGGATCTCGCCACCGCCGCCGTGCAGGCGGTGCACGACGACCTGGTAGCGCGCGGCCGGGTGCGCTGGACCGTGTTCGACTTACCGCCGGCAGCAGTTGACCCGTACATTGCCCTCGCGGCGGCGGCGCTGGCACCGCGGTTCGAGCAGCAGTTCCCGCCCGATGCGGTGGTCGCCGCACAGCGCTCGCTGGCGCAGATCATCGCGCTGCCGACGTCCGGCGAGCGGGTGCAGACGGAGTACTTTTAGGATGGTGCATCTGCACTATGCCGGCTATCCGGCGCCGATCGAGGTGCCCGTCGTAGGCCCGCCAGGGCCGCCAGGGCCAGCGGGGCCAGAGGGTCCACCTGGGCTGCCGGGCCCGCCCGGAACGCCTGGAGGACCGCCAGGGCCGGCAGGACCGCCCGGCGCTACCAGCAATGCCAGCAACGTCGGCCGCAATTATCTGCACAATCCGCTGTTCAATATCTCGCAGCGCGGCGCTGGGCCGTTCACCGCCAGCGGCTACACGCTGGATCGGTGGTACCTGAACGCCACCCTGGATGCCGCCAGCGTCACCCAGGCCGCGATTGCCGATGCCGGGCGCACCGTGATCGGCGACGAGGAAGCCGCGTTCGCGCTGCTCAACACCTTCACCGGCAACGCCGGAGCGGGTGCCATCACGCTGGTGTCGCAGCGCGTCGAGAACCTGCGCCGGCTGGCAGGCGACACCGTGACGCTGTCGTTCTGGGCACAGGCGCAAAGCGCCGGGCTCAAGCTGGGCGTCAATGTCACCCAGAACTTCGGCACCGGCGGCTCGCCGAGCGCCCCCGTAACCGCGCTGCCGATCGGCGCCCAGGTGACCACGACAACCGCCTGGGCACGCTATACCGCAACCGTCGCGGTGCCCTCGATCGCCGGCAAAACACTGGGCAGCAACGGCGACAATTTCACCGGCATCCAAATCTATTTCAGCTCGGGGGCGACCAATAACGCCAGCGCCGGCAACGTCGGCGTGCAGGCCGGCACCATCAGCCTTTGGGGTGTGCAGCTCGAGAGCGGCAGCAGCGCGACACCGCTGGAAAAGCCCGACCCGGCGCAGGATTTCGCCAAATGCAGCCGGTTCTACACCACCGGCAATATCCGCGTGGCGGGCTATAACGCCGGCAGCGGTTCATACGTGCTCGCGCAACACCAGTCGTTCCCGGTGCCGATGCGCGCAGTGCCGGCTATGACACCGACGTTCACCACCCAGACCCAATGCACCGGCGCGGTGAGTGTGCTCAGCCCGTCCGGCTTCGAGCCGTACGCCACCAGCACCCAGGCCGCCGGCCAGGTGGTGCTGCAAGGCAGCTACACCGCAACCGCCGATCTGTAGAGACAGCCAATGCCAGATTCAGGCCCGCTCGTATTTGGCCCGCCGCTCACCGAGGTATGGAACGTCCACGACTTCGGCGCCAGGGGCGACGGCGTCGCCGACGATACCGCCGCCATCAACGCGGCACTCGGGGCATCGCCGTGCGGGCCGGTGTTCTTCCCGCCCGGCACCTACAACACCACCGGAGGCCACCACATCACCTGCGACGGCCAGGTGATCTGGGGCACCGGACCCGGCGCGTCGATCATCAACTGCGTCAACACCAGTGCGCCGGTGTTCACCGTCAATGCCGGGCTGACCTGGACCGGATTCCGCGAGATCGGCATCTGGCGCAACGGCGGGTTCTGGAACGGTGCAGGCGGCGCCGCCGCAATCGCCGGCGGCAACGGCATTGTTTACAACAACTCCGTCAGCAACGCGCTGATCCAGAACGTGGTGCTGAACAACCACTATGCCGGGCTGGTGCTCGGGCACACCGATATCTCGTACGCCAACAACATCTGGATCGAGGGCTGCGCCAGTCATGGCCTGATGTTCGACAACACGCCGGGCGGCGGGGCGCTGCAATGGCGCTTGAACAATATGTTTGCGCAGAAGAATGGCGGCCATGGCTTCATGGTGTCTGCCGCTCCCACTCAAGGCCCGTGCGCGATGGGCGATTGGAACAATATCTCCGCATATGGCAATACCGGCTTCGGCATCGCGGTTTACGGGACGAGCGCCGCGACGGTCAGCGGTGTGCGGATCACCGGCGGTTTTATCGGCAACGACGCCGCCGGCGAACTGTATCTGGACACCTATAGCGGCGATCATAAGATCATCGGCCTGTACACCGAACTGACCGGCACCGGCGCCACCGGGCGCACCCTGTCGGCACCGGCGACCCATATCGGGCATGGCATCACCGTCACGGCGAACAACCAGGACACCACGCTCGAGGGTGTGTTCGCGATGAACCATTCCGAATACGGCTTCGCAATCTCCGGTGCCGAGACCCTGATGACCGGCTGCCGCGCGATGAACAACGGGATCGCGCACACCGCCAACCGCAGCGGGGTGGCGCATTTCGGCGGCGTGCTGATGATGAGCGGCTGCCGCAGCGGCTACCTGGTCGTCGGCGGTGACCAGCTCTACGGCGTGTCCTCGTGGGACGGCTCCAGGCTGGGTGTGGTCGGCTGCGATCTGCGCAACAACACCACCGCCGCGTTTGCCTATTCCACCAACGCCGGGCTGGCCACGCTGGCAGGGAACATGGGTACATGAGCATGCTCGCGATGACCCTGCCGTGGCGGCATGCCACGCCGCTCCACACGCCGCGCCGCGACCTGGTGGCCGATGCCTCCGACAGCCTGTCGCTCACCGTCACGCTGGTCGAGGACGACACGCCGGACGCGCCGCCCGCCGACCTGGTGACCGGGCCGACGTTCCCTGGCTTCACGCTCGCCATCACCACCACGCGGGAATGCCACGGCTGGGACTACGGCAGCATGATGCCGATTATCGGCAGCGTGCTGTGGTCCGGCGCCGGCGTCATCGATGCGACATTGCCCGGCACGGTCGATTTCAGCGTGCCGCCCGGCACTATGGCGGCGTTCCCGCACCGCTGCGGCTGGACCGTGCGGGTGGCGCACGACGCGACCCGGCAGGACACGCTGTGCAGCGGCATCCTGAATGTCTCGGGCCAGACCTGGAGCACGGCACCCGATAGCGGCGGAGGCGGCAACATGATCAGCAGCGATTCAATGGCGGTGTGGTTCTCGACGCTACCGACGACCTTGCCGCCGACGCCTGGATGGCCGTGGAATGACGGCGGCGTGCTGGCCTTCTCGTGAGCGCCACCGCACCACAGCAGCAGGCGGCACCGGCCGGCATGCGGCGGATTCCGCTGCCAACGGAGAGTTACCAACACCTATCGAAGCCGCTGTCGTCCAAGCGGCTGCTGAACCTTATGGCCGAGCAGGAGCCGGCCGACGCGCGCACCGACGTGGCGCTGGTGCCGACCGCCGGGCTCTCGCTGTGGAAGACGCTCGGCACCGGCCCGGTATGGGCGATGAACTCCGATCTGCCGGGCCGGCTTTACGCCGTGAGCGGCACGCATTTCTACCGCATGACGTTCGACGTAAGCCTGCCGGATGTGCTGATCGAGGATCTGGGCGATGTCGGCACCGCAGCCGGGCCGTTCCCGCTGGTGACGATTGCGGTCGGCGTCAACGCCGCGGTGGTGTGCGTCAGCCCCAACTGCTGGACCTGCGGCCACGCCGGGCCGATGAGCCAACTGAGCGGCACTTTCCCCGCGGACGGGGCCAGTTCGGTGGCGTACCTCGACGGCTACTTCGTGTTCACAGATTTTCAATCCACCTCGATGTTCTTCATCTGCCTGCTGCTCGATCCGAGCAGTTTCGACGCGCTGGACTTTGCCTATGCCGACGGGGTGCCGAACGTGGTGCGGCGGGTGATCTCGCATCGCGGCGACATCTGGCTGATCGGCACCGCGCTGGAGATCTGGTACAATTCCGGCGATGCGGATTTCCCGTTCCGCCGGCGTGGCGGCGGGGTGATCCCGAATGGCGCGATCTATCCCAAGACGGCGGCGACCGCGGACGGCTCGGTGTTCTGGGTCGGCTGGGACGGGATCGTGTATCGCAGCGTCGGCTACCAGGCGTCGCGGGTATCAACCCACGCCATCGAATTTATCATGCAGCAGTATCTCGACGGGAATGCCATCGCCCTGTCGTATTCTCTCGACGGGCATGTGTTCTACGCGCTGACGGTCGGCGCCGAGACGGTGGTCTACGACTGCAATACCAAGCAGTGGCACAACCGCTCCAGCACCGGCGACGGCAACGGGCCGTGGCTGGCAATGTCGGCGGCGCGCGAGCCGGGAGTGCTGGGCGACCGCTATACCGGCAATCTGTACTTCCCGGACCCTACGCTCGGCACTGAGGATGGGGTGCCGGTGCTGCGCCGGGCGACGCTGCCGCCGCTGTATCCGGCGACCCGGCGTGGGTTCTGTTCGCGGCTGGAGATCGAGATGGAGACCGGCTCCGCGCCGCCGAGCGGCACAATCTGGCTGGACTGGAGCGACGACGGCGGCAACACCTTCGGCGGCGGCCCGCGGCAGTTGAGCGGCGGCGCATCGGGCGAGTTCCGTAAGCGGGTGTATGCGACCCGGCTGGGCTCGTTCCGCGAGCGCATGTTCCGCATTTCGGCCAGTTCGAGGATCACGGTGTATGCGGTCGATGCGGACATCACGGCGGGTGCGAGCTGATGGCGACGGCGCCGGCGATCGTCCCGACGATACCGCGGCCGCCGGCCAACGATCCGCCGTTGCTGGGCGACGGCCAGCACAGCGCGGCGTGGGCGCAGTACTTCCAGACTGTGTCCGACCGGCTCGCCACGCTGGCCGCGGGCAAGCATGGCGTCACCGACGGCTCCGATTCGGCGGTCGGTGACATCGGCGAGTATCTGAGCGCGAGCGCGGCGGGCGTCGGGCTGGCCAACAATGCGCTGACGAACGTGGTGGCGCTGACCCTGACGGCGGGCGACTGGGACGTGTCGGCCAATGTGACGTTCCACCTGTCCAGCGCGGCCTCGTCGCACTACGGCGCCGGCATCGATAGCTTGTCGCAGGAGATATTCGCGACCATCCCGACCGGCACCGCGACGTGGCGGCTGGCGGCGGCGCCGGTGCGGCGGAACGTGACGGCATCGACGGTGGTGCATGCGGTGGCGATCGCCACGTTTACGGCTGGCGGCGTCGCTGCCGACGGGTTCATCCAGGCGCGGCGGGTCCGGTGATGCAGTATTTTCGTCAGATCGCCGGCGCCGTCGATGTGATGCCGCTGCTTAATGCGGTCACCGTGCGAGCTGACCTTTGGGATGCGGAGACGGCGCGCACCACGCACCCAGGCTCGGCGCACAGCGAGGTGTCCGACATTCTGCTGCGGTTCAATGACCTGTCGGTCTCGCGGGATGTTGGCGTGGTGGCAGACCAGCACGAGAGCATCAACCATCCGGCGATGTTCCAACTGCCCCAGGTGAGGCCGGTTGTGTTCGACCTCATGCGGCGGGTGGAGGGCGAACGCCTGGGGCGCCTCATTATCACCAGGCTGCGGCCTGGCCGCATCATCGCGCCGCACGTCGATGGCGGGGAGCATGCCGCTTATTACGACCGCTATCTTGTGACGCTGTGGAACCAGCCAGGCAGCGTGTTCAAAGCGGGTGACGAAGAAGTCTTTATGAAGGCCGGGGATGTGTGGTGGTTCGACAACGGCGTGGAGCACAGTGTGGTCAATCACTCAGCCGACGACCGCATAACCCTGATTGTGGACATCCGCACATTCCGCTGACGGCTACGGTCGAGCCGTACGCCGAGGCGTTGCCCGAGTTGGCGCTATTGTATCCTGAGCATTGGCGCGAGATCGCACTGGACACCGAGAAGCCAGAGGCGGCGCTGCTGCCTCGCTATGACGTGTATGCCGAGCGCGACGCCCGGGGGCAGATCGTGTTGGTGACGCTGCGCGATATGGGGCGGCTGGTCGGCTACTTTCTTTGCTTTGTCGATCCTGGGCTGCACTACGCCAACTGCCTGACCGCGACGATGGACATCATATACGTGCATCCGAGCGTCCGCGGCCGACATGGTGGCGTGCGATTGATCCGGCGGATGGGCAAGGAACTTCACCGCCGCGGCGTGTCGCGCTGGTTTGTCGGCGAGAAGATCGGCAAGAGCAGCGGGCTTGGCAGGATTTACGAACTGCTCGGGTTCCGTCCGGTCGAGACGCATTACTCTCTGTGGATTGGGGATTGAAATGGTTGCAATCGGCGCGGCGGTTGCTGGAGCTGCGGTCAGCGGTGGCATCGGTCTGGCCGGCAGCTCAATGGCCAGTGGCAAGGCTGGTGCTGGCGCCGCGCAGGCGCAGCAAGCCCTCGCGCAGCAGCGCAATGACCTGCTGCCATACACGCAGGCCGGGTATCCGACGCTGCAAGCGCAGCAGGATCTGCTCGGGCTGAACGGGCCGGACGCGGCGGCGACGGCGATGCAGAACTTCCAGACCTCGCCGGGGTATCAGTTCCAGCTCCAGCAGGGTCTGCGCGGGGTCGATGCTGGCGCCGCCGCCAAGGGCATGCTGCGCAGTGGCGCCACGCTGAAGCAGGAAGAGACCTACGGCCAGGGCCTCGCGAACCAGGACTTTTCTAATTACTATAATAGACTCATGGGCATCTCGACGCTTGGCGAGAACGCCGCCGCCGGTGGCGCGTCAACGGCGAACACCGCTGGGGCACTGGCGCAAGGCGCGGGGAACACGCAGGCCAGCATCTACGGCAATCTGGCGTCAGGTCTGGGCAACCAGGCCAACACGCTGTTCAGCAACCCGAAGTTTCAGAACGCACTTGGGGGCCTGTTCAACAGCCCAGCGAGTGGAACCAGCACCAGCACAATGTCCGGCGGGAACACGTGGTATGGCGATTCAGCCACTCCCGGCATGGGTGGGTACGGAGGGTACTAGCCGATGTCCGGTTACGCCAACATCAACGCCTACGCCGACCCGAATGTGCTGCTGCAAACGCAGGGCGGCCAGGCGGTCACGAACATCGCCGCGCAGCAGATCGCCAACCAATACGCGCCGCAGCGCAACCAGCTGTTCATCAGCGGCCAGCAGCAGACACAGGGCGAGAACGAGATCGAGATGATGGCACGGGCGGCGCAAGGGCTGCTGGCGCTGCCGCAGGAGCAGCGTGCCGCAGCATATGGGCCGGCTGTTGCCAATTTGCAGCGCAATGGCTTCGCGAAGAACGCACCGACGCAGTACCCGGGTGACGCGACGTTGCAGCAGGTTGCCGCCATGGGCCTGACGCTGCCCCAGCAATACCAGTATGGGGTCGTTACCGCGCCGGGCTTGCAGCAACAGATCGACCGCATTCTGGGCGGCGGGCAGCCCGGCACGGATGGCGGCGGCGCCCCCGGCGCTCCGGTGCAGGGTGCGCGCGGGTCTGGCAGCGCAACGCGGGCTGAGGCTGAGGGCGGCCCGCCCGCCGCTGGCTCGCCGGGTGCGGCAGTGGCGCAGCGGGTCCATGATTTCTGGCTCAGCAAAGGTTACAGCGAGCCGCAGATCGCCGGCATCCTCGCGGGCGGCCCTGGCTCTGAGAGCGACTTCACGCCCAGCGTCTTTGGCGACAATCGCACGTCCTATGGCCTGTATCAGCATCACGGGCCACGGTATGCCGCCATGCAGCAGCGGTATGGCACGGCGACGCCGAGCGAGGCGCAGCAGAACGAATACGCCGCCTGGGAAATCTCGCCGCAGGGACCGCTGGCCAATGTCGGCGTAGCACTTGCTGCCGCCAAGACGCCGGAGGAAGCGGCGACGATCTGGACGCGCGACTTCGGCGTGCCGGGAGACAAGACCGAGATTGGGCGGCGGGCACGCGGCGCGGGGCGGTACGTGGGCCTCTACGGCGGCTCTGGGACGGTGCCGGGAGCGCCTGGGGGGCCTTCGGTGGTCGTAGGCGGCACGACGGCGCCACCGCCCCCAGGCGGCGCCCCCGGCCCGTACACGGGAGGCGGGATCGGCAGCGTGCTGAACCCGGCCGGGAAACCCGCATCTCCCGTGGCGGCCATCCAGAGCGGTATGCAGTCCGCCCAAGCGCAGCCGGCGCCGCCCGGCACCGTGCTGACCGCCGGCCCTGGTGCTGGCACGCCGCCAGCCGCACCCCTTGGCGTCGAGCCGCCACCAGAACCCGGTTGGGGTACGGCCCCGCCTGGCTCCTACAACTACGGAGGCGGGCCAGCGGCCGCTGCGCCGCCAGTCGTGCCGCAGCCGCCGCGGAACCCGGTGCTGCCGGCCCAGCCAAACGTCACGCCATCGCCCCCACAGCAGCAGCAGGCACAGCCAGCACAGGAGCAGTTGCCGCCCAGCGGGGTCAACTCCGTGCAGTATCAGCAGGCCGCGCAGCTCCAGCGCCAGGCCCTTGCACTCGATGCGCTGGTCGATCCGACCGGGCGGGCCAAGCTGCTCGCTGCCGGGTTGCGCCAGCAAGCACAACTCCTGTTGCAGACCGATAGCGTCACGCAATTATCGGGCGGCAGGCAGTTCCATCCGCTCACCGGCAAGATCGATCTACCGGGACCGCCGCGCTTTGCCGAAGGCGAGGCGACCTGGGATGGGCAGAAATGGACGCAAACTCTACCGGGTCAGCAAGGTGTGCCGGGAAGGTGGGCGGTTGGTCCCTCCGGGGAACAGTTCTTCCCGGCGTCTTCCCGGCCCGGAGCAAGCGCCTACACACAGCAGGCCAAGGCCTACGACGCCGATATTCCGCTTGTCAAAGCGGCGAGCGCGGCGGGCCAGACGGCACAGAACAGTATGATCCAGTTGAACGAGTTGGCTGGTCTTGTCGGTGATGGACGGATATCAAGCGGCCCGGAAGGTCACTTCCGCAGCCAGGTTGCTGCCTACATGGAGCAACACGGTTTTTCGCCGGAGACCATCAAGAGTTGGACGGGCGATGCCAGCGGATCGGATGCCCAGCTGCTACAGAAGCTCGCCACCGCGACGGTCGGAGCAGCCGCCAAGGCGGACCTCGGATCGAATGTCGGCATTCAAAGCCTGGAACTATATCAGAACGCCAACCCCGGCATTACCATGCTGGACGATGCCAACAAGCGCGTCACCAACATGATCCGGGTGACAAGGGCACTCACCGACGATTACACGATGGGGTTGCAGAAGCACTTTAACACCAATCAGAACGCATTTCTGCACGACCAGGGATATAACGAGCCTGTCTCGGTCTTTAATGCCAAATGGCAAGAGCAGAACAATCCACAGGTTGGCGCCGCTGCCATCGGTATCCTCAACGGGGACGATTATTCTAACTGGGCAGCGCGTCTTGGTTCGCCGGAGGAAGCATTCCGCGCGGCACAACTGGTCGCGCGGATCGATCCCAATGCGATGGTCAATACCGCATCAGGGAGGAAGTCAGTGAAGGACATCCTTGCCCATCGAGACGCACCCTAATGGCTTCGTGGGATGCGTTCGGCGGGGCGCCCGCTCCCGTATCGCCCCCGGCGCCGACGCAACCGATCTGGCCGCAATCCAATCCGGTTGGCACCGAGACCCTGGCGCCGCCTGCACCAGCGGGAGACCCTGGTGTCTGGGGTCCATTCGGCGGACCGCCTGACGTTGCCAGGACAACGCCACCCGGTGGCGTTACCGCGGGCCAGATGCAGG